CCTCTACATAGACCTGAGCGACGGCTCGATCTGGACTTGGACCGATCCGGGAGCCGGTTTCACTTGGGTAGATAGCGGCGCAAGCATCATTGGGGAGACGGGGGCAACCGGGCCAAGTGGTCCGGCAGGTGCGGCTGGCGCGACGGGTCCGTCCGGCCCATCGGGTCCGAGCGGGCCAGAGGGCGCGACCGGAGCCACAGGCGCGACCGGACCCTCGGGAGCCGCAGGAGCAACGGGCGCAAGTGGTCCGGCGGGCGCGAGTGGCCCAAGTGGTCCCTCCGGTCCGGCAGGAGCGATGTCCCTCCTCGACTCCGAGACCTTTACATCGTCCACGACCTACTCGATCCCCGCAGGGGCGAAGGTAATCGTCGTCGAGACCGTAGCGGCCGGAGGGTCCGGAGGATCAGGTTCCGGGGCTTCTAACTCTTTCGGAGGAGGAGGCGGAGCGGGCGGCGGAATCTACCGCGATGTCCTGACCGGCGACGAGGTCACCGGATCGGTAACCGTTACCGTCGGGGCAGGGGGGGTCGGCCCTACCGGGGCGAACCCGTCCGGGACCGGCTTCCACGGCGTCCGGGGCGGTCTTTCTCGGTTCGGGCCTCTCTACTACATCGGCGGAGGCGGAGGGTTCAACGGCGGGGCATCTACGGGATCGGCCCTCGGCGGAGTCGGGATCTCGCAGCAGATAAACCCGGCTACCGGAGGCGGCGGAACCGCCGCCCTCGCCGGGGCAGGGGCAGCCGGATCTAAGGGTTACAAGGGAGCCGGAGGCGGAGGAGCAGGGGGAGGAGTCGCCGCGACTCCGACTACCGCCTTCGTAGGAGGGGCGGGAGGTTCTTACGAGACCGACCCGACGAACATCTTCACAGCGGCCCGGACTGCGGCCGTCGCTACCGGGGGAGGCGGGTCGGCAGGAACGGCCGGGACCGGCACTACCGGGGGAGCGGGTGGCAACGGATCGGCCTCGCAAGGAGGAGGAGGGGGAGGAGGGGGAGCCTCGACCTATTCGGCCGGAGCAGGCGGTAACGGAGGTGTCCCCGGCGGAGCAGGCGGAGGCGGAGGAGCAAGCGCCGGATCGTCAGGAACAACCGCCGGTAAGGGCGGCGACGGAGGCAGGGCCGAGGTAAAGGTCTGGGTCTACGGATGATCTTCCTCGAATACAGAACCGACGACGGCCTGATCGTGAACGCGATTGTTTATGACGGTGAGGCCAACTACACCCCGCCCGAAGACCTCGCCCTCGTCGAGCGTGGGGACTCCGGAGCGTGGATCGGGTGGACTTACAACGCCGAAACGGGTGAGTTCACGCCACCCGAGCCGCCGCCAGAGTGAAGGTTCACCTACCAGCACTTCCCGGCCAGCCCGTCACTAAGGCTAACTCGACTTGCGCCTTCACCAACAAGGTGGTGCGCTTTCCCGAGATGATGGAGGGCATCGAGGTCATCGTCTACGGCGATCCCCGGCACGACGACCTGCCGAACTATGTCGCCTGCTACGACGAGCAGGAACCACCAGAGTTCACCCAAGAGGGTTGGGCGGCGAGCAACGAGCAGGCCATAGTCGAGATCGCAGAGCGGGCCGAGCCGGGTGACTTGCTCGCCCTACCCGGGGGTATCTGTCAGGCCGAACTGGTCAACCAACTTCCGGAGTTGACTCCTTTTGAGTTGGGGATAGGCTACCCGGGTAGCATGAAGTGGGTCCACCGGGTGTTTGAGTCCTACGCATGGATGAACGCCACCTATGGGCGAGAGGCAAGTGGCGGCATCGGAACCATTGACCCACCCTTCTACGACACGGTGATACCGGGATACTTCAACCTCTCAGAGTTCCCCGATGAGGCCGACGATATGGGTTACCTCCTTTATGTCGGGCGACTGATTGAGCGCAAGGGTGTAAGCGTTGCTATCGAGACCGCCCGTAGGTTGGGCATGACGATCATCTTGGCTGGTGAGGGCGACTACCGACCGCGCTACAAACTCGCTGAATACATCGGCGCAGTAGAGCCAGAAGAGCGCAACGCACTGATGGCCGGAGCCACGGCCCTGCTCGCGCCCACTACCTACTCAGAGCCTTTCGGCAACATCGTCCCCGAGGCCCACCTGAGTGCGGGCTGCCCGACCGTGACCACAGACTTTGGGGCGTTCCCTGAGACCAACATCCACGGACTCACCGGCTACCGGGCACGAACGCTGGGTGAGTTCTGCGATGCCGTCGAGCGATGCTCGGATCTCGACCGCTCCAAGATCAGGGCACACGCCGTTGCTAACTACACATACGACGCGGTTAGACCCAAGTATGAAGCCTACTTCGATCAGTTGGCAACGCTGGCTGATGAGGGCTGGTTCTCAGACTGGTCTGGCCTGTCCACTCATCGCTACGGGCCTCTGCTCGATACCCGGGATAAACTGAGCCTATGAGTGACCTGCCAGAAGAACCCATAGAGATCGAGGAACTGTTCCCCGGCGAGGGCGAACTGGATGCTCAGGCGCTGCTAGACGCCAGCACTGAGGAACTGGAAGAGATTGAATCTCTGGAAGGCGATGAGGAAGTCGAGGTCGTTGAGGCTGACCTGCCCCCGATTGGTCGAGGCTGGGCCTTTGACTTCGACGAGGGGCACTTCGTCATGGAGGGCCGCAGCCCTTCCACGGTGCGTGGTGAGGCTTCAATCACCGTTTGGATTGAGAAGTGTCTACGGACCCATCAGGGGTCATCCGTTGCCCAGCCGCCTGAGTTTGGGCTAGGTCAGTCCGTCACCGACTTTCTGGGCGGCAACCCTGACGATGTTACGGCGCTGGAATCTGACATAGAGGAAGCCCTGACATTCCACCCGGCCATCTCTGCCGTCGAGAACATCGTGATTGACGATGGCCTGACACCTCAGGGGGATGCGGCAGTGGCGATCTCTTTCGATGTCATCCTTGCGGATGGGACGGCAATACCGTTTGAGGCCGAACTGGACCCGGAGGCGGCGTTCTGATGGCTGACCTGAGCGACTTCCTGCCCATCAGGATCGAGAGCATTGACACGATCATTGCCCGCATTGACGCCGATGTCAACGCGGGTCTCGATCCCGGTGATGATCGGTTCATTGACACAACCCCGGGAACCTTCTACGCCGACATCCGGTCAGCCATTGCGCTGGAACTGGAACGCCTGTGGGATGTGGCTACCACCGACACGGTGGCCGCGAGTCTGGTCGAGTTTGCTTGGGGCGACTACCTTGACGCTCATGGCGAAACGATTGGAATCGAGCGCAATGATGAGGTCAGGGCAACGGGCGAGGTGACCTTCACCTCATCTGCTACGGCATCCAATGTTCTGATTGGAACCGAGACTGAGGTCTCGACGATCCAGACAGACCCTGAGGAAGACCCTGTCGTCTTTCGCACTACCGAGTCGGACACCATCGTAGGAAGCAGCCAATCGGTTACGCTTGCCGTTGAGGCGGTCGAGCCGGGGTCTGCCAGCAATGTCGCAACCGGGGCGGCAACGCTCTTGCTCAGTCCGATTGACGGCATCGCAACTGTCACCAATGCCGCATCTATCACGGGCGGGGCAGATGTCGAAACTGATGCCGCCTACCGGGAGCGCCTGAAACTGGGCTGGTCTGCGGCGCAGGGCAGTGGTTCTGTGGCCGACTATCAACGGTGGTCACTCGATTACCCGGGCGTTGGCTTCGTGCGCGTGACGCCCCTCTGGAACGGCCCCGGAACCGTCAGGGTCGTGGTAACCGATGTCGAGAACAATCCGGTGTCCGACGCCATAATCGAAGGTCTCCAATCACTGCTAGATCCCTTCGCAGCAGAGACTCAGGTCAACGGTAACCTCACCTCCCTTCCGCCCACTGCTGCCACCCTGATCGTGGACTCGATCAGTGAGTTCGCTGACTCCGGTCAACTCTATGTTGGTGACCATCTGGTCACCTACTCTGGCGTCACGACTTCACCTTCACCGCGCTTCACTGGTGTGGCTGGCCTACCCGCCACCGTCAGTGACAACACAAAGGTAGTCCAGCACGACACAGGCCGGGGACTTGCGCCCGTCGGCGCTATCGTCACAGTGAGGACCGCCCAGACCGTAGCCGTGGATGTCGCCGCCGAGTTGACATTGCGTGAGGGCTACACGCTAGATGGTGACAGTGGCACCATTGCCGTTCAGGCCGAGATTGAGGCGGTGCTGACTGAGTTCATCAACAACCTGCCCCCGGGGGCCGAGGGTGAGCCGGGAGTTGAGACTGGCGCAGGCTTTGTGTTGGTCAACAGGATCGCCAGCCTGATCCTCAGGGTGCCCGGCGTCTACGACCTTGACCTCTCCCTCGTCGAACTCGACGGGTCCAACGCCAACTTTGTCGTAGGTGCGTTGGAGGTGCCAGAGATCGGCACTATCACTCTGACTACGGCCTAGCCAACTCCGTCTCTGGCCGAACGCCGAGGCGAACCTATACTGGATGAGTGACCGAACTGACTGACAAGGGTGCTGCGATTCTTGACGATATGCCGTATTACGCCCAGACTGACCCTGTCATCAGGGCATTCATCAACGCCGTCGGGGCTGAACTGAAAAGGATCGAGGACTACCTACTCGACTTGCGCGAGCGGCTGATCCCAATCAACGCTACCGAAGACCTGCTGCGATACTGGGAAGAGTTCCTAGACTTGCCCGTCCAGCCCGATGGAGTTTCTGTCGAGCGTCGTGAGGCAACCGTTCAGGCTGCGATTATCCGGCGAACCGCTGGCGCTGGTCAGGGTTGGTATGACCTCCTCAGCAGTGTGCTGGCTCCGGCGACATGGCGACACGCGGAGAACACGGATGCCGCTGGCGCTTACGCACCTTACGAGATAGCCTTCACGGACATCGCCGTCCTACTCAGGGCTGACACTACGGTGAACGGCACTCAGACCGGGTTACCTTCGACCGGCGCTACGCTGACAGTCGCCAGCACCACGGGCTTTGCCCCGTCCGGCACGATCTATGTAGATGAGGTTGCGATCACCTTCACTGGCACGACCGCCACTACCTTCACTGGCGTCGCCGGGCTGCCGAGTTCCGTCGCTGGCGGGACTGCCGTAGTCCAGCGGGGCGACTACCGTGTGGGTGTGTTTGAGGATATGTCCCGCCGCCTTACACCAGCACACATCGAGATCAGTGAAACAGACATCGCCGGGGCCGACACCTTCCGGACCGGCATCAGCATTGTGGGAGATGAGATATGACCCAGCACATGCCCCTCAACTACGGTGATGTAGTTCATCAGGGATTCTTCGATCCGATTCAGGAACTGCTCGGTGCGAGTATGCCGAGTCTCAGGATCAAGGTTGCGAACTCAACGACCCTAAGCATCACCGCCGGGTCGGGCAACGATCAGGTCGCTGTCGCCATTCAGGGTCGCTATCGGTTCGTCACCTCTACGGTGACGGCAACGCTTCCCGGGGGTCTCAGCAGCACCACCGGCACTGGCAATGTTTTCGTGACGGCCTCGGACAACAACTTTGGGGGTGGCCCAACCGGCCCCCCCGATGTCAGCACCGACTACGCCTTCGGCCTCACCATCCGGACCACCTCAGACGGTAACCCCAGCACGGCCCTGTTCCGGAAGGTGGGCGAAGTGGATGTTGCCTCCGGAGCCATCACCGCCTTTCGGCCAGTTGGCGGGCCGCGCCCGTCTGGTGACTTCGGTCTGGTCGGGACTCCCGACGCCACTACCCAGCCCGGACTTCTGGTTCAAGGTCTGTCCAGCCAAACGGCCTCAGTCGTTCAAGTCAAGAACAACTCTGGCACGGTCAACTACCAGATCACTGCTGCCGGTGCCTCAACTCAGGCTGGGGGCATCACGGTCACTGGGACTGATGGGGTCACCCTTAGTGGCGCGGGTGGCAAGGACACCTTGAACCTGAGTAACACGACAGCCGATACTGGGATCACCATTGGCGATGTTGAGATCTACCGAACTGGTAACGATGCGTTCCAGACTGATGACGCCTTCACCATTCGGCGCACCGCCAGCGCCGACCTCGTTCTCTCGACGAAGGTCACAAGTGATGCCAACGACCGGATCAGTATCACTGCCGGTGGTGATATTCGGTTTGGGTCCGGCGCTGCCTCGCCAGATGTCAGGCTCCGTCGTTCTGGCTCCAACGCCGCAACCATTGACGATGGCTCAGGCGGGGCAACCAGCCTGAGTGTTACTGGGGGCTTGACGGTCGGCACGACCTTGACGCTGACTCAGGCCACCACCTCTGGGCATGTCCCCATCTCCAACGGCTCAGGTCTCATGTCTCTCGGCACCCTCGCCAGCCAGAGCCTCAGTAACTCGGCGGTCACCACCGCAAAGATCAACGATGGCGCAGTCACCAGTGCGAAGATCCTCGACGGGACCATCGTCAACGACGACATCTCCGCGTCGGCTGCCATCGCTGAGTCCAAACTGAGTCTCGCCTCAGACGCTGCTGCTGGAACCGCGTCTCGGAGAACTCTCGGCACTAGCGCCACTCAGGCGTGTGCCGGTAACGACTCCCGACTATCGGATTCCCGGACTCCGACCGGTTCTGCCGGTGGAGACCTGACCGGAACCTACCCCAACCCTACGGTCAATGTGTCGGTTTCCGGCACCGCTACGGCTCCTAGCGGCGGGCTTACGAATGTCGTAGGACGGAAGGCTGGCGGTCTAGTGACGCTTGGAGGTTCGCTCCTGTTCGCAAGTTGGCCGGGATACCTAACCACAGTTTCGGTGTCAGGAGTGGACTACATCGTTCTCGACTTGGGTCGTCTGCCGTCTGGCTACCGCCCAACCACCGACATGGTGGTCCCCGGAATCGCCAGACAGACATCGTCCTTTTTCCTAAGCACTCTGATGGTGATCCTTGCCGATGGATTCATGTATGGCCGGGTAACCGACGCCGATGTCTCCGCCCAGCCCTTGCGGTGGCTATTCGACGGAATCACTTACGCCGCTGCCTAGCCTAATCTTGCTGCCCAACCGTAAAGGAGATAGATGAAACTCAGCAAACTTATCCGCAAGCGTGACCGCCGCCGCAAGGCCCGCGCTCGCAACTACGCCCGCTACCAAAAGACTGGGCGCAAGGGTCACCTCAAAGCCTTCCAGAAGAATCAGGCCAAGATCGCACACCTGAACAAACTGATCGAGCAGGCCGTCAAGGAGCGCCAACTGACGAAGGTCTACTCCCGCGAGGAGTGGGGTGCTGCCGAGCCTAACGGTTCCTACTCGACTCAGGTCAGTCTCAACGCTGGCGTCCAGCACCACACCGCCATGCCGACCCTGCCTGCGAAGGCAACGGTCGAGCAGGAGAAAGAGCGGATGAGGGCGCTACAACAGATTCACCTGAACAACGGTTGGACGGACATCGGCTACGCACTGGTCGTCATGCCGTCAGGTCGGATCTACGAGGGCCGCCCGGCTCGCTATGTCGGAGCGCACACGCTAGGACATAACACCGGTTATGCCGGTTGGGCACTCGACGGAAACTACGATGTCAGCAAGCCCACCAAAGCCGGACTCACTGGCTGCCGCCGGGCACGGGAGATCCTCGGCGTTGCCGATAAGCCGCTTTACGGCCACTACGAACTGAACCCCACCGACTGCCCCGGCAAGAACCTCATCCCCCGCCTCGGAAAGGACATCTGAACATGGAACACCTCGCAGGAGATCCCGGACCCACCGAAGAGCAACTCGGCAAACTGAGCGTCGCGCCTAAGGTCAAGGCCGCCGGACTGGGCGGTGCCCTGTCGGTGCTGCTGGTCTTCGGACTGGCTCAGGTGGGCGTTGACCTCCCCTCGGATGTTGCCGCTGCGCTGGCTACCGTCATCGCTTTCGCAGCCGGATACATGAAGTCCGATGGCTAGGTTCCCAGAGTCGAAACTGGGTAAGCGGCACCGCTTCCGCAATATGTGGGAACACCCATATGGCAGGCGGGCCAGCCGGTCGCGCCGGTTCAAGAGGTTCTGCTGGAAGCATGGCTATGTCAGCCCGAACTTCACCCGGCAGGAGTGGGCCAGCAAGGACGGAACCCCGGTCCCTGAGTCGCTGAGGAAGAACGCCCAGCGTCAGGCGTTCCTGTGTGAGAGGCTCCGTCATCAACTCGGTGACAAGCCGCTTGGTGCCCTCTCGTATTACCGCTCCCCGGCTCACAACGCTGCCGTCGGTGGCGCTTCCGCCTCACGGCATATGAGTGCGGATGCCTGTGACTGGTCGGTCGAGACCATCAACAGGTTTGGTCGGGATCGGTTTGAGGCCGCCATTCAGAAGATCTGGGCAAACCACGGGATCGGGCACTATCCGTCGGGTAGCGCCCACACCGACGCCCGGAACTACCGCGCTCGCTGGTAGCACGAGGGCAGGGGGAGACAGGCAGGGCAAGGCGTCACGGCTTTATCTGAGCCTGTGGCGAGTTGTCGTCTGGCTGGCCGTCTGGTTGAGTCTGTGGCTCTGAGGTAGTTTCACCGGTCCCGCGTGGCGGGCCTGTATGCTTGTCCCCTAACCGAACTGCGCCTCCTCTCAGGGGAACCCCGGTCGGGTTGCTACGGCGCAGACTCACTCACACACTCGGTTGCGACATTGAGGCCGCCTTTCGCCGGGCGGCCTCTGTCGTTGTCGTCCGACGCGCCTTCTAGCCTACGGTCACCAATCCGACCGAAGGGGGAAGTATGAGTGAAGAGCCAACACAGGATGTCGCCGTCCGCGAGGACAGTAGCATCCTCCAACCTGCTCGCTACGGATTCGATCCGGCTCAGGTTCGCGCTATCAAGGCTACCGTTGCGAAGGACTGCTCCGACGCCGAACTGGTCATGTTCTTGGAGGTCTGTGCCCGCTACGGGCTGGACCCTTTCGCCAAGCAAGCCTACGCCGCCAAGATGGGCGGCGGTGGTGTCAGCATTATCGTCTCCCGCGATGGCCTGTTGGCACACGCTCACCGGCAGCCCGACTTTGTCCGGCTTGACTGTGATGTCGTCCGCAAGGGCGACACCTTTGAGGTCGCCTTCATCAACGGAGAGCGACAGGTAAAGCACGGCTACGGAGACCCGACCGCCCGTGGCGAGGTCATCGGAGCGTGGGCGATGGTCGAGCGCCGGGATCACGGCAGCACCTACTTCTACGCGCCATTGGAGGAATACAAGCGGTCGTCACCCATCTGGGGCAAGCACCCCAGCGCCATGATCTTGAAGGTGGCCGAGTCCTACGCGCTCCGGAAGGCTTACTCGATCAGCGGCATTGTCGGAGAGGCCGAGGTGGACTACAACCGGGGAGCAGCCGCCCCCGCTACGACCGCCAACAATCTGACGCGCAAGGAGCCACAGCCCGACTACGGAGACAACCCGGAGTTGGCGTCGGCCCTCAGGGACGCCGTTGACCGCATCCGGGTCTACGCTCCTGAGAACTGGCGTCCGGCTAAGGTGGCCGCCCTGCTACATGACGCCGATGACAACCAGCGGCGCAAACTGCTGGAAGAGATCGAGGCGGAGATCACCAAGCACGAGCCGGTGGTCGAGGCCGAAGTCGTCGAATGAGCGGGGGCGGTGACCTGCCCTACCCACTGGCGGTAAGGCAGTTTCCGAAACTCAGGCAGAGCCGTCTATCTACCTTCCAGCAATGTAGCCTGCTGGCGCGATTCGACGAGGAATACCGCTCCCACTGGTCAGGACACCCTCAGGGCCGGGGGCAGATCTTCCACCGATTCGCGGCTAAGGCGCTCGCCCTCATGGCCGAGTTGGGTGAGACCCAGATAGACCAAGAGGTCGCGCTCGCCATTCTCCGTGAGTGCCTGCGCCAACACGATGTCCCCGATGAGGAGGTCGTCAATGTGCCCTTCGATCAGGTCAAGGATCTCAGGTGGGTCGTGGTCAAGTGGGCGCATGACAACGAGTTCGACATCGAGTTCCTAGCCGACATCGAGCAGCGGATAGATGCCGAGATCGAATACGAGAACCCCGAGGGTGGCCGGGTTCCCCGGATCATCACCGGCGCACTCGACGCCCTGTTCATCCCCGAGCCGGACTGGGCCGTGGTGATTGACTGGAAGGATTCTTGGTCGCTGCCGCCGAAGACAGACCTGTCCAATCGCGGCTACTTCCAACAGCGGTTCTACGCCTACCTCGTGATGCGCCGGTATCAGGCCATCGAGCGGGTGACCTTGCGCGAACACTATGTCCGCTACTCCGAAAGCCGGGAGGCCACGGTCTTCCGGACCGAGTTGCCCGACATCGAAGAGGAGTTGGCCGCGCTGGTCGAGAGGTGGGACCGGACATGGGAGCATGGCAAGTGGCCGCTGAACGATGGCGAGGAACCCAAACTGTTCACGCCGTCGCCCGGCGCTCACTGTGTCTTCTGCCCCCGGCCCGCCTCGTGCCCGATCTTCCCAGCCGCCCGCGTAGAGGGTGCGATTACCAACGAGGAGACCGCCGAGCGTTGGGCCGCCGAACAGATCGTTGCGAAGGCTGCCGTCAACCAGAGGGACAAGGCACTCAAAGCATGGGCCGGATCTCGCGGGCCGATCCCCGTCAAACACGCCAAAGACCCTAACCGGGTTCTTGGTTACCGGGAGTCCACCCGGACCAAGCGCCCGACTAAGGAGGAACTGGAAACGGCCCTTGCCCAGCACGGTGCCGGTCTCCAAGTTGAAGACCTATACGAGGTGTCGAAGACGAGCCGGTTCGATCAACACAGTCGTGTTGACGCCGCCGACTCACCCGATGACGCTGACCTGATGAACGCTCTCGACGAGAGCCTGAAACAACAACAGGAGGGCCAGTGATTCAGGCATACGATGGGGGGCATGGACGACCGATGCCCGAAGTGTGGACTACTCCTGCCAGAGGAAGCCGCGTTTCGTGCTGGTCACCGCTGCCCGCCGATGCCCGAAGGATCACTGTTCGCTCCACCAACCAAAGGAGACGATAGCGATGCCGAGCGTCCAAGTGGCAGACGGGCACCTGAACGGCCCTAACGACGAGAAGATCCCAGTCAAGATCATCGAGGCGGCCTCGATTGACGGGGTCCACACCTCATTGGTCATCCCGCTAGATCAGGCGCGTGGGATTGCCGACGCCCTCACCGCAACGGCCATCGAGATAGCCCAGCCCGGAGATGTTCCGCCACCCCCTAAGGAGGCCGCGTGAGCCATTCCATCGAGACCTTGACGACGCGGCATGAGGCCGAGCAGGACCGAGAACTTGCGCTGCTCGACAGGGCGCAGTTGGCGATCCACGAGGCAACTACCGTCCGCGAGGTCAAGGAGATCCGTGACAAGGCTGAGGCGTTGGAGATCTACGCCAAGCGAGCCGAGTATGGCGAGATCCTCCAACAGAGGTGTGCCGAGATCAAACTCCGGGCAGAGCGCCGGGCGGGTGAGTTGCTCAAAGACCTGAACCTGAGGCCCGGACGACCGGCTCAGGATATGGTGACCAACGGGAACCATTACTCGCTGGACTCGATTGGCATCACCAAGAAGGAGTCAAGCAAGTGGCAGAGGCTCGCGGGCATCCCTGATGACCGATTCGATGCCGAGGTGGTCAACGGGCCGTCAGAGGCCGCCCTGTTGCGTCTAGCGGCGGCATTAGAGCGCGAGGCTCACCCCCCGCCCCCGGCCCCTGTCCCCGAGCCGGTCATCATCGAGGGCACCAGTTACACGACCCGACCCTTCACCGGCATGGAGGACTTCGGTGTCACCACCGTCCTGCTGAATCAGGACACTGGCGAGGTGGTGGCCTACTTCTGTGATGAGCAACAGGCCAGAGAAGTGGCGGACATGTTGGACTGATGAAGGCAGGGGAGGCAACGCATTACAGGGTCGTGCTGCGACCGTGGGAGATAGCGCATGTGGCTACCGTCGGTGCCCAGAGAACCGCCGCTAACCTGAGCCGCGCCAACGCACCCCACTACTCTGACGCTTCACGCCGGGAGGATGAGCGGACGGCATCTCACGCTGCCGCTGCCGCTGAGTGCGCGACGGCCCGGCTGCTCAACCAATACTGGACTGCCGGGGGCGCATGGTTGGCGTCCCGTCATGGCGAGTTCGCTGACCTTGCCGATGTCGGTGAGAACATCGAGGTGCGCCGGGTCCGAGACTTCGGCACCACCACTTTCGCGGTCCGGGAGCGCGATATGGGACGGACCATCGTTGCCTGTTTCGTAGTCCCGCCCGAACTCACCGAGGTCAGGGTGCTGGGCTGGATTCAGGGTCCGGATGCTTGGGAGGTCGGTCAACCGGTCGAGGACTATACCCGAGTCCCGATAGACGCGCTCTCCCGGGGGCCGCTACCTCCGGACATCCCGAGCCGACCCGCTGCTCAGGAGTTTGTCTTCACCCGGGGGGTGCCATCGTGACTACGCCCGGAGTTCGCAAGGTCAACCGGACACCGAAAGACCCCAACCGGGCGGCATGGGATCGGTTCTACCGGGAAGCCCGCAAGATGCGGAAGGCATGGCAGGGCTGCGAGGTGTGCCCGCCCGAGAAGCGCGACCCGAACGCATGGTTGGAGGTCCACCATGTCATCTCTCAGAGAAGGATCAAGCGACTCGCCGTCGAAAGAAAAATCCGTGAAACCGGAAGACGGGACTTGCTTACCGATCCAAGAAACTCCATAGTCCTGTGCCGCCAATGCCATCACGAACATACGGTCTCGCACAAAGCGATACCGCTGGGCGCGATCCCTGCTGCCGCGTGGGACTTCGCCAAAGAGTTGGGACTCAAAGACGAACTGATTGCTGAGTATGGGAGAGGGGAGAGGGGGTGAGCGTAAAGGCACTTTCATGGGCTTGGGAGCAGGAACTCGCTGAGGGCGAGAAACTGCTGCTAATGGCGATAGCAGACCACGCTGATGACGAGGGCGTCTGCTGGCCGGGTCAGGCCGGATTAGCCCGCAAAATCGGGAGAACCGATAGAACGGTCCGAACTAGGTTGGTCAAGTTGGAGGCGCTAGGGTTGATAGCACGGAAGCCTCGCTACAACGCGGAGGGGCACCGAACCAGCGACATGATAACGCTCCTCATGCCTACCGGAAAACTTTGCCACCGGAAAACTTTGCCACCGGAAGAGGCTGCTTCCGGGGAACCGTCAGGGGTATTACCTACTCCACTTGGTAGCACTACTGTTGGGGATAGTCCTACTGTGAAGAGTGGGAATACTTCGGGCGAGGGCGACCGACCGAACCAAGAGGCGGATGAGGACCGACCGCCGCCCGTGACCGTGGACCGTCACCGGCTGACCGCTGAGGAGTGGCGCATGGCCCGGACGATCATGGCCGAGTGGAACATGCTGGCCGGGACCGAGTTCCACCTGACCGGCACCCGGGGCAAGGCGACCGAACACCTGAAACGGATCGTCGGGAGAATCCGGGAGAACCCCGAGGTAACGCTCGACCGGCACATCGAGGTGGTCCGCTACAACTGCGCTCACCCGTGGTGGCAGGGCAAGCCGACAACCATCGGAGTGATCTACGGCCCTCAGGCGTTCCCGAGGTGTCTGGCAATGGGTCAGGATGGCAGGACCGACAAACGCTTCGCAGATGAGCGGAGAACGGCTCCGGAGCATTCACCGTGGTGAGGGTCGAGAAGGCATGTGCCGACTGTGGCGCTCCGGTTCTGGTGGAGGCTCCTCCGGAGGGCAGCCGGTTTGCCAATGCTCTCGGAGTCCTGTGCGATGGGTGCGTGGCTAGGGAGGCTCAGGTCGAGGCTCAGGCCGAGGCCGAGCGTCTGGCAGAGGCGCGTGTGAGCCGTGTGTCATCGTCGGGCTTGCCGGAGAAACTGAGGTCCGTGAGGCTTCACGGGTTGGAGCGAGTGGAGGCCAACACTGAGGCTCTGGCCGCTGCTGACCTGTGGAGCCGGGGCGAGATCTTGGGGCTGGTCATCACCGGGCCTGTTGGGGTTGGGAAGACTTGGACGGCAGCCGCCGCCGCCAACGGCTACTTGGATCGTCGGGCGCTTCGCTGGTTCTCGGTAGCCCGGATGCTGGCTCAGGCTAAGGCCGGGTTTCGGACCACCGCCAAAGACGAGGTCAACGCGGTGCTGCTCGACGCGAGCATGGCACTGGTGCTGGACGACATAGACAAGGTCAACCCAACCGACTTCGCCCGGGACATCCTGTTCCAAGCCATTGACGAGCGGGTCAACAACGACACCCCGCTGCTGGTGACCACCAACATGCGATACCCAGAGTTGGAAAAGACCTACGGTGAGCCTATTGCCTCTCGATTGGCTGGCTACTGTAAAGCCGTCCGGATTGACGGCAATGATAGACGGGTCGCACAATCTAGGGAAGGAGAGGCATGAGCGATAAGGAAGTCCCCGACGGATTCGTAATGGGGACGGTCAACGAGCCGGGCTACTGTGAGAACTGCCGTCGAAGGCTACGGATCGGCAGCAGGGCGGCACTGTGGAACCCGACCCGCGAACTGTTCTGTGTTGACTGTGCCAACGACATCGGTCAGGAATACCCACTCAACCTAGCCGAGGTCATCGTCCCGATGATGCTTGTGGCGCTATTGCTGGTGGTGGTCATCACCGGAGTCGCCGGGTGACCCGGGTAGTAGGGCTTACGGGCTACGCTCGATCTGGCAAGAACACGGTCGCATCGCTGATAGCGAAACTGTCACCAGAGCGCACCAAAGAGGTGGCCTTCGCTGACGCCATCAAGGTGTCCGCTGCCCGCGCACTGGGCGTCCGCTTCGACGGAGACCAAGTCGGAACCGCTGCCGTCCGCGAGTGGGCTGACCGCTTCAAGGCCAGTCAGACGATTGAGATCGTCGAGTCGGGCGAGACCATCCACCGGGTGTCGGGCAGGGAGTTCCTACAACGCTACGGCACTGAGGCCCACCGTGACATGTTCGATGCTGACTTCTGGGTCAAGGTCGTTGACATGGACCCGCCCGAGGTAGACCTCCTGCTGATTACCGATGTCCGCTTCCCAAACGAGGCCGAGGCCATCCGCACGACAGGCGGTGAAGTCTGGAAGGTGGTCAGGACCGATGGCTCCCCGGCGAACGATCACCCCTCCGAGCGCCCGTTACCAGACGACCTGATAGACCGCACGGTCAATAACGAGGGCACACTCGACGACTTGGAGGACGAGGTCGAGCGCGTCATGTGGTATGCCCACCGTTACCATCCGTAGGCGTCGCTAGGTTCATCCGAATGCCTGCCAAGCCTAAGCCTCTACTGCGCCAGAATGGTGAACTGCGCCGCGACGGTGTCTGGAACTGGACACTGCCAGCGTGGGTGACCAAACTGCCCGACGGGCGAGTGGTGAATGTGTGCCCTAGTGCCGGTGCCTGTAAGGACTACTGTTACGCACGGAACGGCACCTACCTGTTCCCGAAGGTCAAGGAGGCCCACCAGCGCAACCTGATGATGACGCTCGACGAGCCTGAGGAGTGGCAGGAGAGGATGCTCTCCGAACTGGCCGCCAAGAAGTTCCGGCCCAGTGGCGAGCCGCGCTTCCCTGAGGACCGAGACCGGCTAATCCTTGACGAGTGGACTCAGGGCTGGATGGATTCGGGAGGCATCGCCGTAAGGATCCACGACTCCGGAGACTTCTATTCTGACGATTACCTGATGCGTTGGGCTGAGATCGCTCGGCAGGTTGACGACATCCTGTTCTACGCCTACACCAAAGAAGTAAGCCGGGTCAAGCGCATGGTCGGAGAGGAGGGCTTCCCGCCGAACTTCCGTGTGATCTTCTCACTGGGCGGCGTCGAGGATCATCTGCTCGACCCGGACGAGGACCGCCATGCTGAGGTGTTTCCCGATCTGGTGTCACTGGCTGATGCGGGATATACTGACCAAGAGGAGAACGATCTCTACTGTGTCCTGCTGGACACTACGCGGGTCGGAATCCCTGCCAACAACATTCCGGCCTTCAAGAAGCGAATGGGCCATAAGACCTTCGGTCAGATTGAGGCCGAGAAGGGCCGCCGGAAGACAAGCGTCCAAAGGGGGATCGCCGCATGAGAGTGCTGATAACGAGCAACGGCCACAAGCATTATGACCGGACGGGCGAGATCGTCGGTAAGTTGGGAGACAGGTGGAAGGTCCGCATACCCGACCGCAACGGCTCGATCTTCACCTATGTCATCGAGGGCGAATACAAGCCCACCTCAATACAGGAGTCCGCGACATCCTGTGTAGCGCCTGAGTCTCGCGCATAAGATCAAGGTGTGGGCGAGAGTCACACCATAGTGATCCCGGGGAAGCCGATGACTTGGGCGAGGGCGAAAGCCAACTTCCGTTCCGGCAAGCCCCACTACTTCACCGCCCCTGACAGGGAGGCCAAGATGGGCGAGATCGCGCTGCTCTGGCGAACCGCACAACTGCCGCAACTCCACGGCCCGCTGATGATGGAGTGCGAGTTCCTGTTCGACCGGCCTCAGTCGCACTTCGGCAAACAGGGAATCAAGCCCTCACACCTGCTGACGCGCCCGGGTCGTGGCAAGTATGGCGGCGACATAGACAACCTTGTCAAGATCGTTCAGGACGCCCTGAACACCATTGCCTATCAGGACGACTCACAGATAGCGGAGTTGAGAGCGGTCAAGCGATACGCCGGAAGCGACGAGACCTGTGAGACCCGGGTAACCGTCACCGCGCTAACCGAGCCTGTGGTTCAGGAGACTGCCCCGAACCTGCTCGACGACCTGCCCGATGCGGCCTGAGCGAGTATTCAGGCTCTGCCTTCTGGCAGCGTTCATCATCTTGATGGCGCTTGGACCCGTGCTACGATGCGTAGCCTAGCCCGACCAAGAGAGACGAGGAAGATGGTCATCTTGCTATCGGTCCTGTCGGTGTTTGTCGTAATCGGTGTCGCCGCATACCGAGCGTCCACCCGGCGCTATCAGGATCACCAACAACTGACAATGGAGCCGGAGCCGGAGGCTGGCCTAACCTCCCTCCGTAGCGATCACGAGTTCCTCATCAGGGACCGGGAGCCTGTGGCCTGATGGCAGAGTTCGTCGAGATCCGCCGCACCCCAGAGACCTCCGGGGATCTGGTCGGGGCAATGGAAGCCAGTGAAATCCTCGGGGTCGAGAGAACCCGGATCGCCCGCTATGTCAGGACCGGAGTGATGCCGCCGCCGGTAGCAAGGCTCAGGGCCACCCGTGTATGGTTGCGCGAGGATGTGGAAAGGCTGGCCCACAAGCGGGCCGAAGAGAAGCGCAGACGGTGACCGAGGTAGCCTTCGTAATCTCCGTCGCGGTCCTGCTCGTGCTGGGCGCGATTAGCCCCCACCGGTCCTTCGGGAACAACCCGTTCATTCAGGCTGCCTTCATTCTGGTTGCGGTCACCGCAATCGTTCATGCCGTAATGCGCTGATCTGGCATACCTCCGACGGTGAGGATATGCTAATGGAATGCGAACAATCATAGCGTCGTTGGCGCTGCTGGGCACCCTGATAATCGCCCCAGCGTCGGCTACGATCATCGGTCCGGGCAAGCCGGACTCGCCTCAGGCCAGTGCTTCCTGTGGCGGCCATGACCACCTACACACCGCTGAGAGTCACAGGGAGTGGAGCCGCCAGTTTGTTGGTGAGTCCAAGATCCCGCAAGGGGCTAAGGCCAAGCACCGGCACATGTTGAAGTGCGCCGCCGGACCCAATCACAGATCCGTGATGAAGGTTCGTTGGGGCAAGGTCAAGCGGAGTCTGTTGCCGCCGAACCATGACCTGTGGATCGCCATCGGTCGCTGTGAGCAGCCGGGTCCGGGCTACATGGGCATCAACTGGTCACACACCGGGCCGACCTATCAGGGCGGCCTCGGATTCTGGTATGGGACTTGGTCCGGGTATAAGTATCCGGGTATGCCGAGCAATGCCGGGTATGCCACATGGCGGCAGCAGATGAAGGTAGCCAACCGGTTGCTTTCACTCTACGGCACCTCTCCGTGGGGTTGCGCGTAGCCGCCGATTGAGGCAGTAGTGTGAGGAACCTTGACCTTTCGGTCAGGGCTTGGGAGCCGTCCGCGCTGAGTTTCCTCCCCCCTCGGCGCGGGCGGTTTCTCTTTACTGAGCCGACATGACGGTATGATGTAAGGATGCCCGAAAGCATCGAGAGCATGAGGAGGCAGTCCGTCGAGGTGGTCGAGATCCCGACCGACCGGATCGAGCCTGACCCCTCCAACCCAAACGAGATGACCGAGTCCGTGCTGGAAGCACTGAGCCGGGACATCCAAGATAAGGGGTTCGTCCAGCCTGTGCTGGTGCGCCCGACCGATGACGGCGAGGGTCGCCCGGGGCAGTTCACGATTATTGACGGCGAGCATCGGTGGCGCGTCCTGAAAGATGCTGGCATCGAGACCGTGCCCTGTGTGGTTGACGACCGACCCGAGGACGATGCCCGCTTACGGATGGTAAGTATGAATCGGTTGCGGGGATCCTTCGACCCGGGCAAGTTGGCTGGGGTGGTCTCCGGCCTAGCCGATGAGATGGGCGAGGAAACCCTGACGGAGGTGCTGGGCATGGAAGGTGACGAGTTGACGACCGTGCTGGCGGGCGAGTCTCTTGACGAGGACATCGCTACCGTGACTGAGGAGGTCGAGCCGCAACCTGAGGTGTTCTCATGGCGGTTCACCCCGAGTGGTGCCGAGAGCGTCGAGGCGGCTATCGAGGCTCGCATGGTAGCCGGGGCTGTCACCCGGGCCGATGCCTTGATCGAGATACTGAGTCAGACCCTACCGGCCAAGCCCGCTGACGAGTAAGTCCGAGCGGGGCTGTCGCTGGCCCTGTGCCTAAGATTACGGTATGCCCTTCAACCAAGAAACTCGCGGCTTCTACACGGACAACTCCTCTGGCGGAGACTACCTACACGGTGATCTGGTCGAGGAAGACAACATCGTCGGCGTTGCCGTCAAGCAGGAGGGCGCTTCGTTCGACTCCGTCATTGCTGACCAAGATGTGATCGAGGACGGCGAGGAGTTCTTCCTCATCAAGCGCGGTCGAGTTGCCGTTGACGCTGTCTTCTCGACGGGCGACCTGCTCTACCTGAACGGCTCGACGCTGACCAGTGACTCGGCCAGTGACGAGGTTCAGACGGTCACGATTGACGCTACGGGCGGCACCTTCACGCTGACCTTCTCCGGTCAGACCACGACTGCTATCGCTTACAACGCATCGGCGGCGGCGGTCCTGTCCGCGCTGGAAGCCCTGAGCAACATCGGGGTCGGAGATGTAGCGGTTGGCAAGGTCGGGAGCGTCTACACCGTGTCCTTCACTGGCGCACTGGCCGACACCAATGTCGCCCAGTTCACGGCCAATGGGACGAGCCTGACCGGAGGTGCCTCTACCGTCACCGTGGCTACGACCACTGCGGGCGGCACGGCTTACACTCCGGTCGGCGTAGTCGTTGACGACGAGACTGACCCGCTCGGTCGCGTCATCGTAGATCTCGACCTAGCCTGAGGTAACACCCTCCGGTAGGGTGTAGGCATGAGCGACGCCTTCCGACACCTGAACGACTGGGGTATCGAGTTACAGGAGGCCGCGTGGGCGCGTAAGGAAGGCCAGAACCCTAAGGGCGGCCTGAATGCTAAGGGTAGGAAGAGCCTGAAAGCCGGGGGTGCGAATATCCGCCCCGGGGTGAAGAACTACTCCGCCGCCTCTGACCGGGATAAGCGCCGGTGGATTAGTTGGGCGACCCGCTTCTACACGAATCCGAAGGGTCCGCTCGTAGATGACAACGGTAAGCCGACCCGTCTGGCCCTGATGGCGACCGCGTGGGGCGAGCCTGTCCCAAAGACGCGGGCTGCCGCGCAAGCAATAGCCGCTAAGGCCCGCCGCCGCAAGGAAGCACTAGACCGGAAGCAAGCATGAAGGTCGAGGACATCCCGCACGGGAACATCGAGCCGGACCCGGAGAACCCCAACGAGATGAGCGGCGAGATGCTGGAAGCCCTGAAAGACGACATCCGCCGCCGGGGCTTCGTCCAACCGGTTCTGGTGAGGCCCGTCGAGGGTGGCTACCGCCTGATAGACGGAGAGCATCGTTGGAGGGTGCTGGGCGAGTTGGGGGCCGAGACGGTGCCCTGCGTGGTCGAGGAGGCCGGAGAGACGGACGCCCGCCTTAGAATGCTGACCATGAACCGTCTGCGAGGAAAGTTCGTCCCGGTGAGGCTGGCGCACCTGCTGGCAGACATCGCTGCCCGGATAGAGCCTGAGGAGATTGGTAAGCGCCTGAGCATGGGCAAGGCCGAGTTGAACGACCTGCTGGACATGGGAGGCTACGAGCCGCCGACACCTGAGCGCCCTGAGCCTGAGGATGTAACGGACCTGCCTGATGAGCCGCCCGAGACCGTGGAGGTAAGGATCGTGGCTAGGACCGAACAGGCGGAAGTCATCCGTGACCTCCTGAGCGGCCTAGACGACTCCGAACAGGCGCTACGAATCGTCGAGGCGTGTGCCCAGACATGACCCGCGAGCGCCTGATCGAGATCCGCGATAGCGAGCAGGAGCCGGACCTCCGGAGAATGGTGGCGTCATCCATCCTCCTGTCGAGTGAGGGCAAGGCCCACCACTCCGCTGCGCTGGCTGCTGACTTAGGCTGGACCCTTAGACGAGTCGAGACCGCTGCGGTAGCCGCCGAAGACCGGGGCTGGCTATCGCTTGCCCCTAAGCGTCGCGTCTAGTTCGTCCCTGACCTTCTTCATCGTCTCCAACGACTTGGTCAGTTTCTTCTCGGCGCTCTCGATGTGTTTGCGCTGTGCCTTGACATCCGACACGCTCTCGGAGACCTTCTTGGCCGCTGCCTCTGCCAGTTCGGTCTCCCGGAGAGTAGTCTCGGCGTATTCCAGTGCCCTGACCGCGCTGCTGATAGCGATCTTGGTCGAGATGGCGACATCCTGTATGCCCCTGAGGACCGGGTCCGTCCTGACCTCCGTGGCCGTATTGTCGAATCCGTTGCCTTCCTTCACCTGACGGATACGCTCGGCAGCATACTTGGCCTTCTCGTAGTTGCCACGCTCCCTGATGTTGTCGAGGCTGTCAGACCCCTTCTCTGGCCCGTCAGTCATGTTCTTGAAGGTCGAGCATGGACACATCGGTGACCCCGTGGCTCTTATGAAGGGTGAGGAGGAACTGCTGCGCCGGGCGACCGCCACCGAAGGCTTGGAGGGAGTATTCGTCCACACCCTTGACCGAGCCGTTGAGGACAATCTGACCGGCGTCCGAAGTCACGAATGACCCGTTATGGAAGTGGCCTAGCACGAACATGTCAATGCCCTTGTTGGCCTGTTTCTGGTAGTTGAGCGCGAGGTTGTTTGCCCGGCGCGAAACCCCGGACCACGGGACGCCGGGCATCGTCGAGCGGATTCCGGAGCCATGAAGGCACATGATGTTGCGACCGCATATCTCCGTGATGGTGTAGGCCGCCGTCGGGATGTTCCAATCAACAAACTGCTCGTTGTTTTTGAGTAGGTCACGCATGTAGCGGTAGACCAACCAGTCACCATTGTCATGGGCATTCTTGGCCCACGGCTTACGGTGTGCCCGGGGGTGGTTGCCGACCACGCCGGTGAAGGTGATCTCCTTGAACCGCTCGCCAAACCCTGCCAACCACGCCGCACCGTCGGCTGCGAAGTCTGCCAGAACCTCCATGTAAGGCTCTTCGTTGGTGGCGACCAGTTCGTCGTGGATGTTGCCCGAGAGCATATCCCCGAGCGCGAGGACATGGAGTTTCTCGATTGGGTATGGACGGTTATCCAGATACGAGTAGATGGACTCCCGCATCCTGTGGTGTCTCTTCCACATGATGTCCCAGTTGTATTCGTTGAGGCCGTTGGTCTCTTCCTTAGAGACGACCTCACCGGCGTGAGTGTCGGACCACAGCAACACCATCTCGTGCTGCGCCTTGCCCTTCTTCGACTTGGCCTGCTTGCCTGCCGCCGTCTTCATCGGCTTAGGCGTCCGAGCGTTGTAGACCGGGTGCGCTGAGGCTGCTGCCTTCTCGATGGCCCTGATGAGCCGCTCCTCCATGACCTCCGACTTGCGGTCCTTGCGGAGAGCCTTCTCCAACTCCGCTACACGCTGCCTGAGGATCTCTTCCTCCGAGATGGATAGGTCACCGACCTGATCCTTCTCCCGGGGCACCCAAGCCTTAGGTGGCGTCCGCCACTGGGCTGCGGTGATCTCCTGCTTCCTGAGGTGGTGCTGTAAGGCCGAGCGTGAACAACCGATGACACTGGCTGCCCCATACTGACCGTAGCGCCTGAGGAGGCTGATGAGTTCGTCTTTGGCCGGATATGAATACTTCGGATGGTCTCCCATAGCGACTATCCTAAGCACCACCGCCGGACGCAAAACTGGGAAACCCCGGGTATAGCACTACACGCTATAACCCGGGGTCTCCTGCTACTGCCGCCGTCCCCAGAATCCCCACCGTGGCCGGACCGCTGTGTCGTCCGTGCTGTTGGTAGTGACCTGAGGCTCGGTCTCCTGCTTCCGCTGAACCATGACCGTATCGCCATAGATCCGCGTAGCGACCTTGATGCCCCTCCGACGAGCCGCCGAATGGATGCCCGTCCGGATGGACTGAGGGCTGACCGTGAAGTCTTCGCCCTTGCGAAGCCGCCAGACCGCCCCGTCGAACCACTCCCCGTAGGGGTAGCGTTCTCTGCTGCGCTTGACCTTGCCCTTCCGAGGGGGCAGGGTCGCGTCTTCAAGTCTCTCCGCCATATCTATTCACCCCCTTTCCTTCACTCGACCCACTCAATGATGCCGGGGAGCATACCACACTGGCTGGCACTTTGCTGAGACCCTTCAATCCACCGGCAATGACCTGAGCATCCAACCTCCGGATATAGGGAAGGCGTTGAACCCACAAACACGAACGGCCCCACCAAGTCCTAGTGAGGCCGCTCATGGAAAGCCGAGCGCCGTGACCGCCCGGCGTTCTTCCCTTGACCCCCGGCAACCTACACCTGACCCCGGACGGAACAAAGGCCCGACGGATACGCATACCCGCCGAGCCTTAGATGTGTTCCCGCCACCCGTTCACGCATGAGCGAGGGACGCGGCCAGACCCGTGGAGACACCGAGGAGGAGGAACAGACCTGACCGGGACCGTGGAGGATAGCATAAAGCGCATGAGACGACTCTGGCGAGATGCTGACCGAGAGCGAGACGGGGAACATGCTGAGGCATGTGGCTGCTGGATATGGGAGGGAGTAACCGACGCTAAGGGCAAGCCCCTGAGGAGGAAGGGGAAGACCATGACCACTGCGGCGAGGGCAATGTGGGAGGGGGAGAACGGCCCGGTGCCGGAGGGGATGATCGTGGTTGCGGATTGCGGCATAAGGCTATGCGTTAGACCTTCTCACCACGCTGCGGTGACACCGACGGAGGCGACCTACCGGAGGGGACATGCGAGGCTCAACGAGCGGCTGGCGAGGAAGGCGTATCTGGCGATACTGTCGGGGATGAGCGAGCGGAAGGTGGCGAGGATCTTCGACATAAGCCCGAGGACTGCGGGGAGGATTGCGAGGGGGGAATACTGGGCGCTGCGGGAGCGCAAAGTAGATGCCGGGAGGAACGCCGGGAGCGGTGAGACCATGTAGGCATGGATGCGAACCCCCCGACTGGCCGCCGCCGGACTAAGGCAGAGCGGCTGGCAGACGCCGAAGCGATACTGGAAGCCGACGACCTGCGAGGCCCGAACGACAAAGGGACGAAGGCAGGCGACCGCTACGACCAAGTCCAACGGGACTTACAGATCTACCGGGCGCACCTGAGGAATGTGGATCACTACGACCTAGCCCAGATCTACGGGATCACCCCAAAGACCGTGAGCGAGATCGTCCGGAGGATGAAGCGGGAGAATCAACGCCTGAGCAAGATGGACCCTGTCGAGGTGGTCGAGGAGATCAGTGCCCAGATTGACTCCGGCCTTTCGGAGTTGGCTGCCGCTGCTGCCCGGGAGAAAGGGGCGACCAAGATCGCCGCTATCAACAACCGGATCAACGGGCTGCTGAATAAGGCCAAGTGGTTACAGGCGTCGGGGCTGCTGCCTAAGGAGCCTGAGGAGTTCCGGATTCAGATGGACGGGGACTATGTGGCCCACGGCGTCATGGCAGTGTTGGAGAAACGGGGAATGCTGAGTGACCCGGAGGTGACCCGGGAGTTGCTGGCCGTCTTCGGTGCCGAGCCTGAGGAGATCCTTGAAGCCGAAGCCGTCGAGGAGTTGCCGCCCGGGGAGCCGGAGGGATGAACCCGGGTAGCCGAAGCCCCCGACGGGAAGCCGGGGGCGCGGGGTCGAGGTTAGTCGGTGACGGCGTAAAGGCGCTGACCGTCCTTAGTGGTGTAGTCGAACCCCTTGTCTCTGCCGCACAGGGCACCGTGGTTCCAACCGCCGACATAGGTTCGGCCTTCCGCCTTCATAATGGCGGCCATCGCCTCCGCCTCCGCCTCCGTGGCATACCAGTAGACCGCAATGGCACACCGGACATCGGTCTCAACCGGGGTGGGGACTTCGTTAGTCGCTGTCATTCTCTCACCTCCTCCCGCTCTGTCGTCGTTCCTCTCACAAACACAGCATACCAGATTGCCACGAGATTGTCAAGCCCGGTTGGGAAGCGAAGGGTGAGATTGAGACTCCCCCTAGACACCATACCATACTGCCCGGAGATTGTCAATAGGCAAGCGGGCGAATCGAAGGTTCCCCGCCTAGCATATCATAATGCCCGCCGACTTTCAAGGTTGACAACCGGGCGCTGGTCTGCTATGGTTCGTCGGGGGAGGCTAATACGGCACCAACCGGGGAGGCATGATGCCGCCGAATATGATATGCTTGTGTCCCGTGTTCGCGGCGGCGGCCTACCGTCTTCACCTGACACCGAACCGAAGACGCCACACCCAGTATATCATAGTCGCCCCCCTTTGGCACTGCCATCGGAGGGGGTCCGCCGACATGCCGCCGGTCAATCTGATATACTCGGAGGGGAGACCCCGGGGGGGTGTGTGAGGGTTCCCTCCCCTCTCGTGTCTGGCCTCCACGCTGAACCTCTCTCTTACACCACCAATATACCAAACTGCCCGGCGGTTGTCAAGCCCCGGGTGCTACCTGACGCCTTCCTTGCGAAGCCTCTTGTTGGCCGCTCTGGTGTTGATGACCAGTCTGGCCGGGATGGTGATCTCGTCGCCCTTCCCGTTGACTTCGTAGACATCGGCGGTCGCCGTGGGGATGGGCCGGTAGACATCGGCGTAACCCTCCCGGCAGTTGGTGAGGAGCCTGACCCTGACGCCCTTAGCGCCGTTAGTCCAAAGTCGCTCGTAACGAGGCGTGTATGTGGCCTGAGGATCAAGCACCTCCGCCTCCCAGTAGACCGCCGTGACATACGGCTCGCCGGTGACCCGGCACTTCCGAAGCCGTCGCTTGACCACGCTGTCAACAATGACGACTTTGTCTCCGGTTGTCAGATCTTTGGCTCTCATCTACACCACAAGAATAGCATAGACGACAACCTTTGTGTGGTGACCGGTGATGCCGACTGACGCCCACCGACATGAGTTCTGGGATGTCCTGCTGGGCACCGAGTTGGGTGACACCTATTGCCGCTGCCGCTGTGGTGAGGAGCGCCTGATGACCGGCAGGGTTGTAAGGATGAGACGCCCGGGGGGAGACTGGGAGACGCCTTACTCATGGAACCGGGAGTTCTACGGCAGGCGTCCGGAACCGGAGGCTGAGGATGTCTAGGGACTGGGAGGTGGATAAGGCCGGGGTGCTGGTGGCCCGTGCGAGGCTGAACATCGCCCGCCCTGTGCGCGTCAAGGTCACTGGTCAACGGAAGACGGCTGGCCGGTATAAGGGCATCGCCGGGGGTGTCCATGAGGTGACCCTTAGCACCTACCTGAGCGTCGAGGAGGCCGGGGAAACCCTGTGGCATGAACTGGCCCACGCTGCCCAACGGGAGGAATACGGCAGTCACGGGGAGTGGATGGCCGCCTACGACACGACCGCCCTGATGGAAGCCAACGCCGAGGCTGCCGAGCGCCTGAACGAAAGGTTCCCGCTGTGTCGCCTGAGGTAATCGAGGCACTGG